TTCGTCAAGTTGCACAACGAAAGATTTCGAATCAGTTTAATGAAATGATTTCGGCACTTTCTATTTTTGACAAATACTGGGATACAATGGGTAAGACAAACCAAGATGTCATTTGGCAATACCTGAAGGTTCTTTGCATTCTCTGCGAAAAGGCCACGGCACAATCATAGTGTGGTATATTGTAAAGGGTTTTTCATAATACCTAAGAAGAAATGGCTGCATCAAGCGAGGAACCATCTGTTTTTCAGGCAAAATACAACGAGTTCGTGGAGGATGTATTGGGAGCCCTTCCCGAATATACGGTACAGATTCAGGCGGCGGCCGCTTTGGATCCGGTCGCACGCTTGAATCGCTTTCATCAAGAGGTCAAGGTAGCAAATACATTGGGAGGACAAGATGATCATATGAAGAATCCGGGTGCCATTCTTCCAGGCGTTGTCATCGAAGATCAGGTATGGATCACACTTTCTGAGAATACCAAGAAGGCAATTTGGGAGCATGTTCGTATCGTTTCGATCTGTTGTTTCATGGAGGCTGGATTTGGAGACAATGCCAAGCCAGAATGGATGGAGGATGCTATGAATGAGATGAAGAAGAAACTGGAGAGTGTTGACTTTGCAGCCATTATTAAAAAGTTCATGATGTTCTTCCAACCAGGCGATGGGTCCAATGCAGCGTCAGATGAGAAGGGTCCTGATCTGAAGGGTATGTTTGAGAATGGAATCCCCAAGCTCCCTGAACGATTCTTGAAGGGTCATCTTGCCAAGTTGGCCCAAGAGTTGGTCAAGGACATTACTCCAGATGATCTCGGAATTAGTCCTGAAATGTTAAAGGAATGTGAGAAGGATCCATCCCGGGCATTTAATATTTTGATTTCGACCTTTACGAACAATCCTGGAATCATTCAGAAAACCATTGCTAAAATCGGAAAACGTCTTCAGCAAAAGGTACAGTCGGGTGCGATTCGTCCTCAGGAAATTGCTCGTGAAGCGGAAGAACTCATGAAGGAATTTTCTGAAAATTCAAGTTTTGTGGATATGATGAGTGGTCTCAAGAGTGCTTTTGGAATGGAGGATATGGATATTGCTCGTGCTGCAGGAAAAGAGAGTAGTGCACGTCTTGCAACCGTTCGCGATCGTTTACGAAAGAAACTCGAGAAGAAACAACAGGTTGCATCAAACAACGCAAGCAACGCAAAAAGCGGTGTAGGCAACAAAAAGAAATAAAGTTGATACGGGTTAGGGAATGAGTGATAAGAAAGGATGCGAACCCCCTTTTTGGAAGGATCTGTCGGTCCTTTTTAGGGAATTTAGATTACAATATCAACCAACTTGTCAGCATTCAAAATGGAATTTTATTACCCGGATCGTTATTTTGTCCCTCTTTTTGGGAATGATTGCCAGCGTGGTAGGCGGTCTATCTGCTCTTGTCGTCGGCGTCCTATTCGGTGGCATAACTGCATTTGCGATTGTTATGACAACGCCTGATCCGGTAGTAATTGTCAAAAAAGCACAGGGTAGCCCGACATCTCCATCGGGAACACCAGTTGACCCTTATTATACTCTTCCATATACTGCGACTGTTGATCCAGTAGGAGGGTATCAGGCACCTTTGAGGGAGCATTTCGTGAATGGAGGATCATCACAGGGAAGTGTTCAACCTGTAGAGTCATCCCCGTTAGGGCAAATCGAAGTGGATGCCCACCCCTATTCAGGGCCGGCGTTGCCTGATTATACTCCTCCATCCTCTCGAAACTTATTTATGAATGTTTTGGTAGATGAGATGAAATACAATCCTCATCGCCCTGAGGCTGCACCGGTTGGTCATGCCACTGTCAAGCAAACCATGGACGATTTCTTCCGAGTTCAATGGTTTTCAGATCCAACCGATGTTTTTGGAAAGAGCCAGGGGCAGCGACAATTTGTAACGCAACCTTCTACTACGGTACCTAATGATCAAGGTTCATTTGCGGACTGGCTGTACAAGATTCCAGGTAAGACCTGTAAGGAGGGTGGTCGTGAAGTCTGTTCGAGTGGAACAGATGGACATATTCCATGGATGTCGCAAAACATGTAATATGTAAGCTTTAAGATAAGATAATGATACTATTTAAAAATAATATCATTATCCATTATAGAAAAATGACAGTCACGCGATATTATATCCGACTACTCGATGCAGGTCAAGGAGATGCGATCATGTTTACTGGATTTTTTGATGTCGATGATTCAACGCATATTGTTCAAAACTTCTATGACTCCACCAATCCTACGGTCAATATCCGATCAACCGGTGGTAATGGAGGTCCAACCTATCTGTACTACCCAGGATGGCTCTGTTTTGATGGCGGTGGCTGCAATGTGACTAGCTTTCCCTATTTGTATGGATCGACTCAGGGTGATTACAATATGTATGGTCAGACGTCTTCCAGCACAGGTAATTACATTGATGTATATGGAAATGTGACCTATCTATTCAGCCTTACACCATTTAGCGGTAGCAATGGAAACGTCGTCTGCTTCAAGGAGGACTCTATGATTCTAACCGATAAAGGATATCGTGCAATTCAGGACCTTCATAAGGGAGATTTGGTCGAGACCTACCAGCATGGTCTGAAACCCATCAACATGATCGGTAAGCGCACGATGTATCATGCATGCACTTCTGAGCGTATCAAGGATCAGCTCTATGTATGCCGTGTGGATCAGTACCCTGAACTTACAGAAGAATTGGTCATAACGGGTTGCCATTCGGTATTGGTCGATCGTTTTGTCGATCAGGAGCAACGTTCTGCAGTGACAGAGACACTTGGTAAGATCTATCTTACGGATGGAAAGGCTCGTCTCCCAGCATGCGTTGATAAGCGTGCTGCAGTCTACGAGAAAGCGGGGCTCTATACCATTTATCACATTGCTCTCGACCACGACGATTACTATATGAACTATGGTGTATATGCAAATGGTCTTCTGGTAGAAACCTGTTCTAAACGTTATTTGAAGGAACTGTCAAATATGGAGCTGATTGAGTGAACATGATTTCATAAATGCAATTTCATAAAATTTGATATTTGCGATGGTCATGTTGTCCATTGCAATTATGAATAACGAAATCTATGGATTATGGCGCGCAATTGCTGGGGAAAAGCTACCATATACAGATGATCTTCCAGAACCCATTCTCATTCTTCCAGAACTATCCGATAATTCTATTTCAGATGGAGATGCATCCATGATTTCTACATCGGTTGAAATACTATCAGAATCAAGTGCGATTCTACGTGTACGCGATAATGGAAATGGTCTATCTCGTAAGGGTCAACAACGATTGTTTTCGATGGGAAGCAAAAAAGCAACAGATCTTCACCATCAATATGGTCGTGGTGCCAAAACAGCGGTTGCCAAACTATGTCCCGATAATCAAACTGCAAAATGGACCTTTCGTTATCGCAATAAAAACGCGCGCGGACATCACGATTGTCTTCAAACAACGGTTGCTCCATTTATTGGGCAAGATCAAGAGTTCGTTGAAGATCCAGATGATGAGACCATACTTATGCCATCTGGAGCAGAATGGATCATCGAATTCGATCTATCGAAATTAAAGGTTCAAACACCAAAGGAGATCTTTGAAGCAATCAAAGAAATGTATCGAACTAGGTATTCTCGCTCCCATTTTAACAAGACTGAATTTGTACTCGAAGTCCGTTATGGAGATATCCATTTGAAAGAATCATCCAAAATTAATAATTGGACCACATTTGAAGAATGTGTGGAGAAAGAGGTAGAACACGGTAATGCAGTTATTCTGCATAATGATACACATGATAAAATGCGTTATGTGTTGTATCATATAACTGTAAAAGGAAACACTGCATTCAATCTTAAAAAAGAGTTTCCACGATATGGTCAAAAGAATCAGTTCTGGTCCCGCATACACATCTCCCTTGCAGGGAGAATGATCGAAGCTAGACCTACACACAAATTCTTTCGTGGAAAAGGAGCAAATCATAATAGCATAAATGGATACATTGGATTTGTGAACTTTGACGTTTCTTCCGCCGATTCTTATCCCACACCTTCTACCACAAAGGTATCATTCCGTGATGATTGCCCCATTCATGCAGCATTTGTCGAAACAATGTATAAGATTCATGATGGAATAAAGGAAAAATCGAAACCAGATCCTGAGCCAGAACCAGCGCCTGTGGAACCTCCAAAGAAAAAGCCTGAAATTGGTGGGGCGTGCGATCGGCGCATGGTATGGTCATTGTATATTGATCTCGATGTACTTAAGCATAAATGTTTGTGCTGTAGAACCTTATGGATAACACGGGACGATTTTCATGTAGGGCATATCATATCGCGGGCAGACGGTGGAAGCGATGACATAACGAATCTACGCCCAATATGTAAGACTTGTAATCTAGGAATGAAAACAAAGAATATGAAAGAGTACATTATTGAAAAGGGATTTGATAAGATTCTGTAATTCGAATCACGTTGGCATGTCATCGAGTTGTCTCGATATTTTTTATAACTCATTCGTGTAGAGATCATGGAGATTAACCGATTAACGCATTCCCGAGATGACCTATGTGGCATCCAATCGTTTTATTCCCAATCGGTTGGCCCAGGACGTTATATGACTACCAATTTGGTTCCAAAAGCTACCGGCGTGAACCCCGTTGCCTCGGACCAACTGCTCCTCTATCCCCGTGAAGGGTTTGGATTCAACAATGCAGCTATCGATGCCGATTCTGTTCTTCGTAATCAGATCGCTTTTAAGAACAATCGCTGTCAGATTCGCCCACAAGCCCGTCCTTTCCTTACGGTCCCCTTTATGCAAGGAGGCAACCCCTCTCGTGATGTTGAGAGCCTCTTGCTTCATTCCGAGCAGGTGCGTATGGGCAAAGAATGTGGTACGGTATCTGAGCAGTTCTTCTCTCAGCAATACACCCCGATGATTCCTGTTCTAAAGGATAATGTCCAAAATCCAAAGAATCTGATTCCCGAAGTCGCTGCACCAGGTTGGGTTAATGGAGGAATCCCTTCCCGTTCCTATCTCCGTGATGTGAACTGCTAAGATTTATCTGATTTTTTTTATATTATAATCATTCGAAAAAACGAATGATTATCATATTTCCTTACATCCATGTAGAAGATGACAAATAGTCATACAAGGCGAAATGCCTTAAAACATCGACTGCGGCAAATGTCGCATCGAACCCGTCGAAATTTTATCGAACGATATCGTGCTCATCATCAAGCAAAACGGAATGCAACCCGACGTGCCGCACAGGAAAAACAGAATGCTCTCCGTCGTATGCGTAATGAACGAAATGCAACCCGGCGGGCTCATCTGGAACAGAAGAAAGAGGTTCAGATGGCAAAACAACAAGAAATGGAACGTCGTAAACAACTTCAGGATCAGAAGCGTGCCCATGCAGAACAGCGTCGAGCAGAAAGACAAGTGCTGAAGGAACAAGAAATGGAAATACGTCGTCAACGATATGAGGAGAAGCGTCTGGAAAAGGAGAGACTTCGTGAGGAAAAGGAGCGACTGGCAGAGGAGAGACGCATAGAAAAACAACGAATCGCCGAAGAGAGACGCATAGAAAAAGAATCTAAGAAACTGTCCTATGAAAAAGAAGAGAAACTTGAGAGAAATCTCCTTATGAATTCTCTATCAAAGAAAAATAGACAGGAAGCGGTGCAGCAGTTGCATCAATCTATGGCTCAGAAGAATTTACATCAGCGATCTGTTGCACAACGATCTCACTATCAAGATAATCTAGGAGCTCAAGTTATAGTTTAGTCATATCATACGTATATTTGTCTCGAAGTGTTGTAATAAATTCTTTGATTTTTTGAAGATTTTGTTCCAATGAGGCACCCGGTTCCGTGGAAAGAGTAAGAACAGGAAGATCCGTCTCCTCAATCCATTTCTTATGCTGACGATCCAATGCATCGAGATAATCCAATTGAATTCGATCCTCACCTTGGCGATTTCGAATATGAATGCGTTCCTTGGATGTCATGGAGCTCGTGGAAAGATAAACGATTCCGTTTACTCGGTGCTGTGCACTAAAGATATTGAACCAGCTGTCATACAATTCCCACTCTAGAGAATCAATGTCGCCTGCATCACGCAGCATTTGTGCAAACACATATTTATCGGTTAGTACAGAACGTTCCGTAAGAATGACATTGAACTCATTGGGGTCTAAACGTTCTACCGCATCCTTAATATTTTTAAGACGCGTTAGAATGGCACAATTTTGAAAGGTATACGCCCATCGCTTTTTGTCTTCATAAAAGAGTTCTAGTAGATTCTTCCCATTCGAATGAATAAGAGATGTCCATTGACCCACCGGTTCATCAACGACGTGAATTTCAGGAAGTGCTCGACGGATTTCAGAGAGAAGAGTGGATTTTCCTGCACCAATGTTGCCATCAAGAGAGAGAATTAAATGCGGCATGATGTGTCGATTTGATTATCCACTCGACTGCCTGTCAATTTTCACAAATTAATTTACATCGGTCGAATAGAATGTCCATCTATTTGAGCAATTTATCGGAAGCATACGGTCCACTGCTTTCTTCTCATTGGGAAAAAAGAGAAAATCCACAACATTATGACGAACTACATTCACAGGAAGTGCATCCTACGCCACATCGTCATGTATTAGGATTGGTAGGAGGAAATGCAGTCAGTGTCATTAAAGGGAATCAAGTGGATTTAGAATCGGACCTACGAGGAATCAACATCCCGAATACCTTTTGCCCGTCTCGTCAATATCAGCCTCCTCGGCTATCTGAAAAACAGATTGTTCGAGAGAATAATAAAGTATCGTTGAATATTCATGTAGAGAAACATCATTTACCGGCTTATCAAATGATGGCTTATCCATCTGTTGTTGCCCCTCTACCGATGGTCAATGAAGTTTGTCAGAAGCCTGAAAAATATTAATCATGGTAAGAAGAATGGCGCTACCCTGCACCCAACAAGCGCTCACCCGATTACGGAATGATCCATTTCATCAAGTCGATGACATGCGCATTACGTCATATGCGAGCCGTTATTATTTAAATCCACCTGCTGCTAATTGCCCAACAACATTTCCTGTAGCACCCACCAGCCGTCTTCAGCGCTCTGGAAACTCCTGGGTCAAGGGTGAATGGAAAACAGATGTCGAGTCGGATCTCAAAGGAATTGATCGTCTTGGAACGAAGATTCGATGTGATACCGCTCAGTATCATCCCGACTCCAATCGAAATAACCAAATTCGCCTTCAACATGCCCAAGATGAAAATATTCCTTTAACTTTTGCTCGTCTCGTTGATCCACCCTGTACCCTTCGTGCCACCGGTTGGAATCGATGGGATACCTTATTCCATAATCCACAAGAAGCATTTGAAACTCCATTTGACTTCTTCATTCCCTCTCGCGATATGGATAAGGAGAAATATAATACCCATCGCACGAAAGCGTGTTATACTCCATTTCAACAGCCTCCCATTGCGGAGCTAGGGCACGAAAAGCATATGCGATAGAGTAGTATGTTGCAAGAATTACTAGAATGGTGTAAATGTGTCTTTTTATGTACAAGGGAAACTCCTGCATTACAGCATGACAGGCTTGATCAAGTTGACGAGTCATACAAAGAAATGCAAACCTACGGAGGAGAGTTTACGATTGTCCCTGATTAATATTCTTCCTCATCCGTCAATAACCACAATTTATGTTCTTTCATTTTAGCCATCTTCAGATGACCCTTTACCCAATTAAAATGAATCATGACAATTTCGGGGCGAACCGATTTCAAATAATCATAAAACATTTTTCCATTCGGATATTGTTCCAAAGGAAGAGCGTTTACTTTGCAATGAGGCTTGACATACTTGTTAAAGTACGTTTGATCGTTATTATCGAATGCACATTTTTGGTAATTATTATGCCCCTGAGGCGATATACAATCATATAATTCAATCATAAGAGGACTAGAACGAATATAGAGATAACCCGTGCACAAATTGTTTGTGTCCCGATCATTCTGGGCATCATTTTGAATCCAAACCTCGCCTGGCTCATCTCTCCATTGCAATATATCTCTCATAGGATTCTGCAGGAAAACAATGTCTCCATCAACCAACAGAACATTCTTATTAAAAGACAGAATTCGATACACCAATTCCATTTTCAAGTAGCAGATTTGATCGTATCCTTTGGTATTCCATGGACAAAATCGACTAATGGCATGATCAATGCATATTACACGATACCCTTTTTTCTCAAGAATTACAGCACCTCTTCGATCGAGACATAGAATCAAGATCTTATGTTCGAGACCAAATGGTCTCATACTTTTTAACATGTTGAGGGTATACAAAAGATATCCATGATTGGTAACCGTAGCGATGATGGTTTTTCCATCAGATAATACATAGGTATCCAATTGTTCATGTGTTAAATGAATTGACATTCTGATGCTAATAAGATGTATGGTTTATGCTTTAGTATTTGTTTTCATCCCCTCCGAAATCATTCGTCTGGTATGAAAAAATTAAAGGTAGAAACATGTAGTATGGAAATCGCCGCCCTCGCTGGTCTTTTGGGTTTGGGTTTCGTGGTCTCCAAAACAGGCCAAAAGAAACCAGCCACGGTAGCCTCTAGTATAGAAAGAGGCTCTGCACAAATGAATCCACCTTCCGAAAAACGTTATCCTCTTCTTCCCACTCGCGATGGTATAAAGGAAGGATTTATGCCCGCTGTACATGGTCCACCTTCCGATCCTCTGACCGTTGCACCAAAAGGTTCTGCTGCAACAGGATTTGGACCCGAACTAGATTTGATGTATCAAATGCCGAATGGACAAACCTATCCATCTGAGCCCAGCAATGGGCCATACGGTACGGCGTTCGGATATGCATCGAATCAGCCACCATATGCCCCAGGATCTATCCCGGGCACACGTCCTTCTCCTTCTCCCATCGATTCCAATATTCCACAAGTAGAATTCCGTTCCGATCGAATGGAATCTAGCCCCAATTACATGGATAGTGATTATGTTATTAGCCCTCTTTCAGGTCAACGTATTGCCTCCTCTGATTTTAAACATAATAACATGCAACCTTTCTATGGTGGACGTATTAAACAAAACATGGCACCCCATGCCAACACGGGAGTACTCGATATGTATAATGGAAATGGGTCAACACAAATGAGAAAGAAGGAGGTCGAAAATATGTTTGAAACCTCTCGTGCTCCGTATGGAAATCCTCATGGAATGGAGGATAATACGGATTTCTTTCAGTCTCGTATTTCGAGTCAAGCCCCTGTTGTTCGCAACGGAGAGCGTCCATTTGAACCAACTAAGGTAGGTGCTGGCTTAGGGGATAAGTTTGGTGTCGCGGGAAAGGGCGGATTTCAACAACTGGAAATCAATGAAATCATGCGTCCAAAAGACACAAATGATCTACGTGTTCTTTCCAATCCAAAGGAAACGTATGACAAACCCATGATTCCAGGAGGACATTTTATTGGTGTGAATGCGGAATCAAAGGATCTGGGCGAGGTTCGCAAGTACAAGCCCGATACCTTTTACATTGATGAGACGGGCGAACGCTTCTTCGTTACGACAGGTGATTTGATCAAGGATGCCGTTCGTTCGACACAGGTTATGCCTCACACCACTCGTCCAGAAACCTCTGTGGAGTACGAAGGTATCGCATCCTCTCAGGATTTTGGAGAGAGTTATGTCACAGGTTCTTATCGTACACCAATGGGCCAGCAATACGGTGGAGCCGGATATCGTAATGCGGACATGACAGGATACTATACCAAAGACACCGATGGAGAAAAGGCTGATTATGGCAAGTCTTCGATTGAGATTCGACCGAATGAACGCAATGAGACTTCGGAGCGTGTCATGGCTCTCAATGCTGTTCCGGCAGAGAATGGATTGGTAATGGCTCGATACAATGATGATTCTCGTCCAACTCGCCGCAGTGAAACGGTTGGAAACATTCGCATGACGGGAACACCATTCAACTTTGTGGATCGTGCGGCGGCCATAACGGTCTGGGATCCAACCGATATTGCTCGTACGACCGTTAAGGAATCCACTATCTATCTGGATCGTATGGGTATCATGGCGGCGGCGTCAGCTCCTGAGCGTCTGAAGGTGTATGATCCTGATGATGTTGCCAAGAGTACGCAAAAGGCTCAGCTTTCTGCAAACCTGTCTTGGACAGGTCCAGGAGGAAACGGTGCATGGAGCGATTCCATGGATGTATCCGCCGCGTACAACATGCGTACCAATCCAAACAAGGAGCAGATTGCGAAGGGTCGTAAGCCGATTGCGGGAGCAGGTAATACTGCAACATTTAATGGAAATCCGGGACGTCAGCATTCGAAGAAGCTGGATACGGATATTATCAATGATCGTGCACTGGCCGTGAATCGATCCATGGATATCACTCCTGGCGTAGGAGACATTGGTCGCGTCGAGTACCGTGTTCCTCTCAAGCTGGATGTCAGCCGTGAACGTAATACGTATACGGCAATTGAAGCGGTGGAGAATAACCCTCTGATGCAAAGTCTTCGCAAGAATGCCGAGATCGATGAGGCGGCTATTCAGGACTATCGCAAGTTTCTTTCTTCACAATAAACCAATTTAAATACCGATGAACATTTTCTTACTAGATGACTAGCCTTCAAGAGCACGTAGAACGTGCATTTGAAGATGCAGAGAAGGGGCATTCCAAGATAACGGAGGGTATTATTGAGATGGAAGGTATGTCGGGTATCAAGACACGCCATTTCTATAATAATTTGTTGAATCGCGAGGATGCGCGGTATCTTGAGATTGGTACATGGAAGGGGTCGTCGGTTTGTTCGGCGATGTGCGGCAATCATGCCAAGGTGGTATGCATTGACAATTGGAGTCAGTTTGGTGGCCCTAAGAGCGAATTCATTCAGAATTTTAAGAAATACAAGGGGGACAACTATGCCATTTTCATTGAGAAGGATTGCTACCAGGTCGACGTAGAGTCATTGCCTTCCTTTAATATTTACATGTATGATGGTGAGCACTCCAAGGAGAATCATGGTCGTGCCCTAACTCATTTCTATGATTGCCTGGATGATACGTTTATCTTTATCGTGGATGATTGGAACTGGAGACATGTTCGTGAGGGTACTCTGGAATCATTTGATCATTTGAAGCTGAAGACCTTGTACAGTAAAGAGATTCGTACGACGTATGATGATCGAGATGTTATTTTTGGTAGCCCTGCTCAAAAGGCGTGGCATAATGGAATCTTCGTAGCGGTCTTGCAGAAGACAAAGGATACTAAAGACCGATGACTTCATCTACATTAAAGATGTCTAACGAAGTATACGATAATCAAGTTCGATTTGAACAATCCCACCAAGATGGTTCCTCCAGCGAGTCTTCTACTGAAGTTTCGGATCACGCCTCTGTCGAGGCATCCGAGTCTCAGACTGTTTCTGAGAGGGCGAAAAGTTGGTTTACGCGTTATGAGCAGTTTTTGTATGGAGTCGTTGTCGGTGGTGCAGCAGTAGTGTGCAGCCTGTCGGTGCGTTCCCTGCTTCGCTCTAAATAAGAACATAAACATATGATATATTATGATCTATAATGGATCATACACCTATGATTCTAACAGGTTCTCCTGGATGCGGTAAGAGTTACTGGATTCAGAAGTATGCAGAACAAATGGGAAAACAATTATTTGTGTGTCCGTGTCGAAAAGATCGAACACTTCGAGATGGGCGACAGAAATTACATATTTGGGCAAGAAGAACGGAGCCAGCCATTCTGTGGTTAGAAGGTGCCGATGATTTGACGCCTGAGGCCCAGGCGTTTTTGCGCCGAATTTTGGAGACGCATGCGTCGGATGTTCTCTTTATTCTGGAGTGTCGTGATGCAGGTCGTCTTCAAGAACCGATTCGATCTCGTTGTCGAATTAAGCGTATTCGATCACCTTCGTGGAATGATCTAGAATCGTATCTTCATGGTATACGAGGGATTAATGTAGAAGAGATCAAATTATACCTGAAACAAAATGAATATTCTTATCGACGCGTTAAGCAATGTGTGCATTTGCAGCTACATTATCCCGAGATCTGGAAAAACTTGCAATTCCATGATCAAGAAGAACAAGAAGAATCATCACGGCTTTCTTCCAATCATCTCCTTTCATATATTAAGCAAGGATATCATCCTGAAAGGTTTATTCATTCGTTGTTAAAGAAAGAATTCGTTCTCAAAGACTACGGGAAATGTACGGAGGTGGCGGGTTCATTGTGGGCATTTTTGGGTTCAACATTGGATAGTGCGTTCGTTGAGGTCTCGACAACACCCCATAAGGAAGAAGAATGAACCGAGATTCTGTTCTATCGGTCTACTCCGATGCACGCACTGAATATACCAAACAACTTTGCGTCTTTTTAGTACCTGCCTATTTTCAATTCTTTGTTGATTTATTGGAGAAAGCGAAACATGATATGGTACATGAACCGAAACGTGCTCTATGGCAATTTCAGACCTATTTGAATGATATTCATGATTGGAATATGGAACGAGTTCGTCAAGAGATTCAACGTATTCATACCAATAGCGGTTGTGATTATATGGAAGATCTACTTACGGCGGTCTTCATTGCACATACGAAAGTTCTTACGGCCATTCGTCTTTCGTCCAACAATAAAAAGGTAGAGATCAATATTCCAAAGGTAGACCACTTCTTGTTCAAAGTACTATGTGAAACTTCGAAGCTTCTTTGGAGCAGCACGTACTTGTTTCGAGATGGAATTTCTGGAATTGAAAAACAGCAAAACTATCGAACGATCGAAACCATTTTGAACGAAGGCATCTTGCAGGCAGTGCGAAGTTTGGTTCCTGTTAAATCGATTTTGAAGGATTTCGTTTCGCAGGATACCAAGGAGGATAGCGATGAAGAGGATGTTCAAGAAGAGAAGAAGGAGGAAATAGCCGTCCCACCTGAGATCGCCCTTCCAGTGGAAGAGACGGTTCAACCAAAAGAAGAGCCTTTAAAACCGACTGAACCATCCATCATAGAAACCATACAGGAAACACTAACAACTGCATTGGCTCCTGCATTGGCTCCTGCATTGGCTCCTGCACAAGTTATACCACCTGTATCACCATCTTCTCAGGTGATTGTTATCGATGATAAGCCAAAAGTAAGTTTTGGACCATTCAATTCTCTTTTTTCGGCAGAGTCATCGGATGATTCCGACATGATTCAGGATGCAGATGAAGACGATTCTAAAAATGAGATCTCTCCGGTTCTCGAAATCATGGACGAAACAGGAACACCTTTATCCGATGGTGTAGACTTTGATTCATTGGATGCACCGGAATTATCTGAACCACTTGATATTGATGATTATGAAACACTATCCTAATGCGGACAAGAGAGGTGTGTTTTTATCCAATGAACAGCAAATGATGCCCGTCTGGTTCCCATGGATGCTCGTGGGTGGAATCGTCTTTATCATCCTTAGTTTTATTGGTGCTAAATACAAGGATAAAGAATATAAAAACATTCAATTCCTGCAAGATTTTATTAGCGGATCCATCTTAATTGCCTTTACGGGTGTTCTGGTTCCAGATGTATTTCCTGTTCTTTCTATGCCATCCGGTCTACCAGAATTCCCAAGTATGGGAATGGAAGAGGTTGATTTACAGGTTGGACCTCCTCGTTTGGCTGGTCGGTAAAATAAATTATGGGATGGAGATAGAAATGCCGACAACGATCTATGATGCTTCGCAGATTACAAAACGTCGTATGAATAAAGTACAGTCCGCCGATTTTACCAATCGGATCCAGAATTCGTCATCCCCCTCTTCGGGATACTCGGCTCGTTTAGGTGTCTATGATCAATCCATTATCAATACGGTAAAAATCGGAACCATGAAGGAGTTTCGTAAGCAGAATACCGGTTGCACGACGGTCAGCAACGGATGCCCATGTGATCCACTACCAGAAGACGGAAGTGTGTGCTGCGGAAACAATTAAGGAGATCATCCTTTTGTTTGCTATTTTGATGTGTATCATACAATACATATCAAAATAGGACATAATTTGTACTCTATACTCCCAGGGAATATACCTTCTCTTCCTTCGGAATGTTGTTTTTCCAGACAAATTGTTGGAAAACAGGTCGATGAAGTTGATCTTTTGGAACCGCACCGTTAACATCCTGTGCAATTCGAATGTAGAGCTCAAATCCTTCGTACTTCTCATCACCTCTCTCATTTTCATATACGGTTCTGCCTTTATTATCTACCGTCCAACTCCATAATAAATTGTATAAGGGGGATCGTGTCTCATATACTTTCCAGCCATCTTCCTCACTCATAACAGACACACCCTTTCCTTTCTTCTTGGGAGGTGCTTCGTCAAAGAGGCCATCAATAAGACTGACCGATAGGCGGCAGAGATCAAAGGATGGATTGGGCTGGACTTTTGGTTTGGTGTGATCGAAAAAGGGACCAAAATTATATTGATCACCTGCATCCTGATCAGGCCAATGATCGTCCGAAACCCAAAGACGTTTTCCTAACCGAAAAATGGAACGACCAAAATCAATAATGGTAAAGATTTTCCCAAATGTAGGAACACGCCATACTGTACCATCCTTCTTGCGATAGAATAAAAACTTCTTATCGGTCTTTCTCCAAAGAATATTATTGGAATGGAGATCATTGTGTGTAAAGCAAATCGCGCTCTGTAGGAATGTCAGGGCAGCCACAACTTGAAACATCCATGCGATCCATCGTGCCTCCCATCCCTGTGATTCGCGCTCGAACCCATCGATCTCATCTTCGTCCAATAAATCATCCATAACACCCTCTTGAGCCTCTTGAGCAATAAGAATAATGGGCATATTTGGGATCTGAAGGCAAATATCTAGCTCAGGAGCGTCCGACTCCGAATCATAATCAGATCCAGATTCCGAATCAGATTCCGAACCAGATTCGGACCCTGAAGGAGAAGGGGATCGACTAGAATCACGCTTTAATGAAGTTCGCTTCGTAATGGCTTTATTGATCTCAAAAATATTAGTAGAATTTTCAGCTGATTCATCAATGGTATCAAAACTAAATGATTCTACCGATTCAATATCGCTATTATCCACCACGTCATCAATGGGAAGAATCTCTAACTCCACATCGGAATCATCGTCATCAAATGGGCATGTGGTGATTTCTTGATAGAATTCATCAAAGTGTGGAATATCCTTTCGATCGATCTTGGGATGAGACACAGTAAGACGTGCACTATGCGACTGCATACCCTTCCAGAACCAGCGGCACTGGCGATAACTTTCGTATTCGCCTGAAATGTTAAATTGATAACTCTCACTAATTCCTGTAAACGACCCATATGACAAAATACAATGCGGTGTCAAATCCAATTCACGAAATCGACTTAGTACAAAGTTAGCTACTGCATCCACATATGCCTGATTGTTATGACTATGCAGTTTCAGCAATGTGTTTTTCCAAGTCTTCTCGCTTTGTGGAAGAAGAGGGTGATCAGGACATACATATTTTTCTTTAATCATATCGATCGGGTTCAATAAATGAACCACTTTGGTGAAGACTTCACATGGTTCCGATGGATGACTTTCGTCTGATCCGGCGACTCTGCGAGTAGCACTCCAGAATCTAGGCTTCGAAGAAGAAATCCATTGGTCGATTTGATATTGGGTAGGAAGCTCCATATTCTTATGAGATAGTGCTGAATCAGGAATAGTAAAGAGATCTAGGGCAGGAAAATAACGTTGGATATGGGAGTAGTTCGAAAATGATGAACGCTCATTGTCTGATATCTCATGTGCACGACAAGGATCTCTCTGAAGCTTCTTCAGTACTCCTCTCATCTTCTTGGTTGAAAGACTTACAAACGTGTTTCTAAATCGCACGACAAATCACGTACAGGTAGTAGAAAACGAATGGCAGCACAAGGTGGTGTGAATGTCAATCTCCGGAAGTTTGTTATGAAATCCATTCCCCAAGATGCAGTCGCAGTATTTATTGGTCGTCGTCGTACCGGTAAGTCCACATTGGTTCGAGATTTGCTCTTTCATCACAAGGATTTGCCGATGGGATGTGTCATTTCAGGAACAGAAGAGTCGAACGGTTTCTTTAAAAAGATTGTTCCATCGATGTTCATTCACGGCGAATATAACCCTGTCATTCTAGCTAACTTTGTCAGACGACAGAAACTGGTTATGCAGAAAGTCCAACAAGATCAAGAAAGAGGGATAACCTCGAGTATTGATCCTCGTGCATTTATGATTTTGGACGATTGTATGTATGATGATTCGTGGACCCATGACAAGAACATCAAGTATCTTTTTATGAACGGCCGTTGGCTCAAAGTGTTCTTCATCATTACCATGCAGTTTCCTCTTGGTATTCAGCCGGCTCTTCGTACAAACGTCGATTATGTCTTCATTCTGCGTGAACCCTACATGAACAACCGTCAGCGTCTTTATCAAAACTACGGATCAGCCTTTCCATCTTTTGAGTTCTTCTGTCAAATGATGGATCAATGTACGCAGAATTATGAATGTTTGGTCATTAATAACAATACGCAGAGCAATAAAATGGAGGACACGATCTTTTGGTACAAGGCGGAAATTCACGGCGAATTCAAGATGGGTGCTCCCGAACTTTGGCGTCAATCTGAAATGATGGCACGAATGAAGGATCAGGATGGCGGCGGCGAAGAATTCAATCCACAAAGTGCTCAGCGTCTGAAGGGTCCTGCCATCAGTGTCAATAAGAGATTTTAATGCGTATAAATAGAATGAATCGTAAAACAACCATCTACATTGTAATTATTGTTATGATCGCATTGATGCTATATAAGGTATATGGATCTATGATTCGAATGGACGGATTCGTAGATGCAGGACGTTGTGGTGTCGATTTGCCATCATGTCCCTCGGGTCTACGGTGCATCAATGGATATTGCAAGTCTGATGTGGCCCCTCGTTTACCACTCTTTTCCGATCTTCCGATGATGCCCTGATCCAGCAATAAAACCTCACCATTTGCTAGAAAATGGCTCAGCACAAAGCAATGGGATTAGGTGCGATGTTTTTGCTACTTGTTGTGGCGGTGGCGATCCTCCCGATGATTGTTCGCTACATTGATCGTATGGAGCCTCATTATATCATTTCCGGATTTGAGAATCCACATGCAGACGTACAATCTGCATCGCGGGATGCGGTTCAGGTTCCAGCGGGAGCATCATCCATGGAGTCGATGTATCGCCCCGACCCAAACACGGATTACATCTGCCGTTCAGCGAATGGACAGCCATGCCCTGAAGGAACCCGTTGCGATGGTTTGACCCAGAGCTGTGTTCCCGTTCATGTTGGCGGTGCAGTTCCAGATACTGGATATTTTTCATAAAAACGAAACGAAAGATACACTGTATATTCTATTTTGTTTTTAACAACGAATGACTTCTTTTACTGTGGATTCTCTACGGAGCTTGAAGGATTTACGATCTCGTTCTTTGACTCTTCCTGTGTATCCGATACCTGCTCGACCGTCATGACAGGCTTTTCAATCTTACGCTGGATCGCCAGATCACCTGATGCACCGAACATGCTGTCAAATGATGATTCAGAAGAGCTTGACGTCGATGCACCTACCACCTGCTTGGAACCCTTCGTTCGCTGCTCAAAGAATTGCTCACGATTATCCTCGTTTTCCTTGTACTTCTTCATGAGTGTGTTGAGCTGATCGTTGTTGTACTCCTGATCCTTGATCTCATTCGGGGATGGGTCCCATGGAGTCCACTTTCCTACCTCCGCCATAAAGATGTTGTGGTACTTATCCTTACCCTGGAGCTTCTTCGCCTTGATTTCAGCCTCCTTTGGATTACCATAGACACCGCGAACTTTGACTCCTCGAATCGAAGTACGGAACTCGTTCTTCGCATAGAACTCCTCTTCCAGCTTGGACTTATTGGCATACATAAAGTCATCATAGGCCTCAGTAATTTTGGTCTTGGTCAGATCGCTACGGCTCTTCTGAATAAACGAGTTGTAGTTGGTCAGGACATCATCGACACGCAGACGATTCTTACGGCAAATCTCTGCAGCATCGAACTGCTCCTTCTTCTCCAGCTCGCTCGCTTTTTGATCAAGATCCGCATTCAAACCCTGTACGGTGTCCACCAGAAACTTCTCCAAATTCTTTATCTTCCAGTCGATCTCGTATGTCTTGAGAAACGTTTGGAAGAAGAAAAGTTCCTTTTTATCCAGAACTTTCTCCGGGCTGAGGAAACTCAGCAGCACGTAGCGCTGGCCTGGAATCTCCGTGTCTTCGTCCAAAAAATCCTCGATTACGGTGTCGGTACTCATCTCTACAGATCTTGAGGATCTGATGCTTTAAACTCAATGTGGGGATATAACGATCGCTTTGCGATCTATCTCCCCACACCCCTTCCCCGACAGCTTTCCGATCATTACACCCATAGTGAGTTTTTTTCTTGAGAGGAAGTATAGAAACATGATGGGCTACGGATTTGCTGAAATTGTCAATCGCATCATTAAGTACTTGATCGAGGGTCTCGTTATTGCGGCGGCGGCCATTTTTATCCCAAAGAAGGCTCTGCCACTGGATGAGGTCGCGACCCTCGCTGTCCTCGCCGCGGTCGTCTTCGCCATCCTGGATGCTGTCTCGCCCTCCGTCGGTGTTACGGCCCGCCAGGGTGCCGGCTTCGGTCTGGGTGCCAACCTTGTCGGCTTCCCAATGCATTAAAATCTACCCATTTTCGGACGGATGTGAATTAGTGCATATATTTTCTTAAATCATTAAAAATAACATAATTTTCATATTTCTGGATATTATGTTATTACATTCTACAGAGTTTTCAAGAACTCATGCGGACATAGCGGAACATCCGTTAGGTCCCCACGCTGAACAATCTGTTGAATTTCTGAATGAAGCTTGGAATGATTGGTTCGAACCAGGGTTAGATTCAGATGTTTTCGTCCAACCAGAACGGGAGTTCCAAGGAATGTCGCCAGATGTCCATAGCCAATTTTACGTTTTGGACCATAATATTTGACTTGGACAATATGACGAAATGTCTCGTCAATCAGATCAACACCTTTGTCATAGATAGGAAATCCTGCATCGCGTTTATGACCGTCAGGCATATCCTGGTAGGCATAAAAGCGAATTTGATGGAGTTTTGATAAATGAATCGCTGAATAATATTCAAATCTTATGGAAATACTCTTCAGCGAAGCCATACGTTGTTCTAAGAAATGGAGATGTGCTCGCATGGTTAACTATTTACATCATGTGCACACAGATCAATTTTATGAAGTTCATTAAAGCTTCTCAAACATCGAAAACATCTTCAGACCTTCGTGAAATAGCTTGATGTCTCCTAAAATCTTTCGAGCGAGACCCTTTGTATTTTTGTTCCGATAAGAGGAAAATACCCAGATATTCGAATTGTATTTTTTCCAGTTTTGGTATTGCCTGAAATCGGAACATATCGTAACATAAATGCTATACAGCTCTTTCTTATATGCTTTATGGGTATCTTCTTTCTCTTCTTCTAATGGAGTTGTATCTTCTACAGGATGAAATTGTTCCTCAAAAATAAGACTCATCCATTTTAACATTCGATCCATCTGAAGCAAATCCAGTTCACGCTCATCGTCGATATCCGACCGAACCAACGTAGGAGTCGGAGCGTTCCTCCCCGAAAAATAACCCGTGTAGATTCCTGCTACACTGGATGCCATGATCGGTGCAATATTATTCACCACAAGATGGTACATAAACTCTGCACCGATACTCGCCATCTTTGTACTGACGACTGATTTTATTTTGGATCTTTGACGCTCTTGTGTTCTTCTCCAGTATTAACACGTCTTGATAAACCCCCAATGCATTTCTTTGCATATTTTCTCCCAGGTCTTATCCTGTAAATACAACTTATCACGATTCTTTAACAGGGGAAAACACGCCAAGTACTCATCCATTTCCAGCAACTCACAGAATTTGTAGAGAACATATCCATAGGACAAGAAATTGCGACGCCCCTTTGGACAGTGCTTCTTGAAAGATGGCTGAATCTCACGGAACATATGACGCAATTTTTCTTCGTCTTCTCGGGACATGAAGGGTGCATTTTGACCATTCAGGCGATTGATGATATGCGGAATGTGTTCATAATACTTGGAACATTTCATTTTTCGAAGGATCTCACGTAGCTTAGTAGGTTTCAAAGAACTCATATTAGTTATACGTTCTTTCTTGAGCTGAACAAGAATCTCATCATATACCTCTGCAGGAATTTCTGTACTCTCTTTGGCCTGAAACTGCGCCAACCATTCATTGAAATGATTAATTTTCTTATAGGCATAATAACATACTTCGCGTGGCGGATCTTTGTATGATGGTTTATCACTATCAATCAAAATAAATTCCTGATGTCCACATTTGGGACAGGTAAGATTGGCTTCATTCAAACACATATTCATTTCACTACTACATCGTTCACATATCGTCCACGGATCATCATACTCTTCCACGCTATTACGCCCCATCGCTGGATCCTCCATTTGTAAATAATCGTTCAACAACTGATTTCTCTGAAAACTCTTCTTTTCTGATCCGGTTGTGGATGGATCAATCACCGCGTTTCCCGATTCATTTCCCTCCTCTTGGGCAACCTCTTCCAAAATCGCCAAGATAGATCCTGGTTTAGCCTTGTTATTAGCAAACGTTGCAGTTCCTTGCTGAATTTGATCTTGAATATCATAATAATGATACAAGATATCACCTGTTCGAAGATAATAATCCATAAGCTCGGATCCGTCTTCAATCGATTTAATCTTCTTTTGTAGACCCTCGATTTCTCGTTCCCATCGCCAGCTTTCCATATCGGATGTGGTCGCACTGATTTTCGCCTGAAGTATTTCGATTTCTTCCTTGTATTTCTGAACTTGTTGTTTCTCTTCCATCATGTTTTGAATCTTTTGATTATGAATGGCATCGAGTGTAGTGCGGGCTTCTGGATTAGAACGCTTTGTACTTTTTACTTTAAAAAATGCACTATCGCTCATCTCCCACTCACGTACTTATACGGTATGAGTGGTGTGGTTTTAAACCCTCCTTTGATGTACATGCGTTTTAATCCCATGAAAAAAGCGTACGGAAGGGGTCTTATGATCCATAAACATATATTCTACGGTGATTTGCTCAGTGGGCTCAGAACGATGTACATGAATACATTCGACTACATGATCCATCCGTCTACGGAATTCTGTTTCTTCTAAATGAAGGATCCCTGCACGCGTATATCGAAATGGCGACAGATACACTGTTTTATCATCTTTATATCGATCTGGATTAAATCGAAGAAAGACAATCTTTCTGAACCCAACATCCTCATACAAGTATATCATTCGTTTCTCTTCACATGAATACGACACATGTTGATGTTCGTCTACTTCAATGATTAGACAATGAGACCCGAAATCAATAAAGACATCGGGTCTTTTTCTGGAACACCCTCCTTCCACCATTTTATCAAATCTCATCGTCAAAGTTTCTTGAAATTGAGATTTGAGAAAATCAACGACATGATGCTCTTTTAGCTTATATTTCCTCGGAATAACGGCATCTGGATTCAACACACAATAGCATCGAAAGCAATACGGATTCCACTTGGAACGGGATGCATTGATATGTTTACAATGTAAACATGCAATCGTTGGTGTACACGTGATACATTCAGATTTTAATATATCATGGGAGCAAATTGCACTACCTCTACAAATTCTACATGTATATTTATCATGAGCATGAATACACACGAGCGACCCCATACAAATTTTACATTTGTTTTTTCTTTTTTCATGTTCGCATAATAATGAAGGATGACACTCTATACAACTAAACGTGTATTGATTGTGTTCGCATTTCTTGCGGGTATATTTTGGTTTTATCAATGATGTATTACATTCTTTGCACGCATACTTATCACGTTCGTGGATACACACAGCCGACCCTTTACATATTTTACAGCGTTCTTTTCTTTTACCATGTTCACAAGATAATGTAGAATTACAATCTTTACATTTTGATGTTAATCGTTTATGAATACATATGATGGTTGGATTGCAAATACGACATGTATATTTAATACGATCGTGCGTACAATATGCAGATGGAGTACACTCTTTACATTTAGATTTTTCTTTATCGTGGGAGCAAATGGAACCACCCTTACAAATTTTACATTTTGAACGAATTTTATCATGGGAGCAAAATGAGCTACCCTTACACATTCTACATGTATTTCTTTGTTTTTCATGTATACACACGGATGCTCCCCTGCAAATTATGCACATATTTTTCCGACGTAAATGGATACACAGCGAACTACCCTTACACTTTTTGCATATATGACGTACCTGTAAATGCGAACATATTCCTGATCCACGACATGGAATGCATTGGTCTTGACGTCTTCCATGCTCACACTTTTTTAGAACTTGTTTCTTGCGAACGGATTAAATCACCTCTACGGCTTGTTCTATTATTTTATTTTGTTCTTCCGCCATTTCTGATGCTTATAAAGTATTATAAATGATCAAATTTTATAATATAAGGATGATACCATTTATTATTAATAAAAACGGGGGCGAACGATTTAAAAACTTCCCGGCTATTTTTTAAAAAGTTGTGTTTTCCCAAAATTTTTTTGTATTCTCTAAGTATAAAACTAGAATGACAGGGGGAGGACTTATGCAACTTGTAGCTTACGGTGCCCAGGACGTGTACCTGACCGGCAACCCACAGATCACTTTTTTTAAGGTGGTGTACCGCCGCCACACCAACTTTGCGATGGAGTCGATTGAGAACCCCTTCAACGGTGCTCCCAACTTCGGCAAGAAGGTCACCTGCACGATCCAGCGCAACGGTGATTTGATCCACCGCATGTACCTCCAGGCCACTCTGCCTCAGGTCGCCCTGCAGTCCTCGGACGGCTCTGGCGCCCAGTTCCGCTGGCTCAACTGGATCGGCCACAACCTCATCGACTACGTCGAGATCGAGATCGGTGGTCAGCGCATCGACAAGCACTACGGTGATTGGCTTCACATTTGGAACGAGCTCACTCAGGAGGCCGGCAAGCAGGCTGGTTATGCCAAGATGGTCGGCAACGTCCCAGAGCTCACCAACCTCATCTACCAGGGTGGCTCGTCGTGCGACAACGACTGCTACGGTGGTGAGCCACTGACCTCGGAGGTCATCACCTCGTGCGCCCCAATGTACACTCTGTACATCCCACTGCAGTTCTGGTTCTGCCGCAACCCAGGTCTGGCTCTGCCACTGATTGCCCTGCAGTACCACGAGGTCCGCATCAACCTCGAGTTCAACACCCTGAACAACCTCTGCTTCGACTACTCGAACTCCTCGGACCCACACGCCGTCCGCAACCGCGTGGGCCAGTGCGGCCTCGCCGCCGCGTCGCTCTACGTCGACTACATCTACCTCGACACGGATGAGCGCCGCAAGTTCGCCCAGGTCTCTCACGAGTACCTGATCGATGTGCTGCAGTTCACTGGCGGTGAGTCCATCACCTCCTCGGCCAACAAGCTGAAGCTGAACTTCAACCACCCATGCAAGGAGCTCGTCTGGGTCGTCCAGCGCGACTCGTACGTGTCGTGCGACGACAACGTCATCAACGCGTGGAAGGGTCAGCAGCCATTCAACTACTCGGACTGGTGGGACCGCTCCGTGCTCGAGTCGGGCTACTCGGTCACTCGCGTCGAGGGCATGGCCGGCAAGAACCCAGTGGTTACCGCGCTGCTCCAGCTCAACGGCCACGACCGCTTCCAGGTTCGCGATGGCAACTACTTCAACTTGGTTCAGCCATACCAGCACCACACCAACATCCCAGCTGTCGGTATCAACGTGTACTCGTTCGCTCTCCAGCCAGAGCAGCACCAGCCATCGGGCACGTGCAACTTGTCGCGCATTGACAACACCACTCTGCTGTTGACTGTCTCGAACAACGCCGTCGGCACCAACCTGTCGTCGACTGTTCGCGTGTATGCCACCAACTACAACGTTCTTCGTATTATGTCGGGCATTAACTTCGTACTAAACGCTTGTGCTGCGTTAGTGTACGGATTTGCATTAGCAAATCACCTGTGCTCAAGAGCTAGCTGCCCTGCGATAAAGCAGGGACAAACAGTATGACTAGCTAGTGGTGTTGGAGAGATCCAGCACCGCAAGATGACCTGGTTGCGGGAAACCCCTTACAGCCTTTGCTACTCACCTTTCATGGAAACATGTAAGGAAATCCAGGGTAATGACCTCGGATATAGTAAAAACGCAAAGGATTGGGCAATCCGCCGACGAGTTTCTAAGGCCGCTATGATAGGCTATGAAACCGTTTCAGAGACTGCAAAGGCATCGGTATTCGTTGAAGGTCTAATCAACCTGAGAATGCTTAAGGTACAGTCCAGCCTCCTTGGAAACATGGAGGGAATAAACCACTGGGGTGGTTTAAGTTATTCAAATTAATGATGACATTGGCTGCTAAGAGTAAGTCAAAAAAAGGCTTGCTAGTCCATCAACTATTGCGACGCTGTCGCAAAGGGCAACATTATCAAATTGCGGGAAACTCTCGTGGCAACAAATCCGACTATTGCTGTTTGTGTGCGACACATTCAAATTATAACTACCGCTCAGGAGCCGAAAGGTCTGTCCTGTAGCACCAAGGAGAAAGTCCGTGGGTAAGGTAAGAAGGTTATAAATAGAGACAATCCGCAGCCAAGTTCTAACCTGTCTGAATAAGACAGTATGAATGCAGTTCAGAGACTCAATGGTAATGGGCTTAGATTTCAGAAATGAAATCGACGGCTTAAGATAGAGTCCGTCCCCACAGAGATGTGGTCTTCAAGAGGAATGGTATATATTGGTTGTTATGTATATCAGGAGAGTTTGAGGGGTTATTGAGCTGATAGAAGCTAATAACGGTAGGCATGCTCGCCTATTCCAACTAAACGAATACGTTTGGTTTATTATATTGTATATATATATGTAGTAATATAACTAAAAGAAATAAAAAGATTATATATTTTTTATTGTATCAAAAATTGATCAATAAAAAAGATATGGGGAGGGTAGAGTATACTATGTCCAGTATTCCAGAAGGATTTCAAATTGGACAGCGACATGAAGGGATTACTCAACGAATGGGAAAAAGTGCAGGAGTTGAATCAAATTGGTATTATGATGCAATTGATCCTCAAAATAAAGAGTGTGTCATTATGTTTTGTCGACCTGAGGGATATACGATTATTGATAAAGAGACAATACCAAGAATCCGTGAGATCGGACAACGCCTTGTTACATGGTTCATTATGCAAAATGGATATGTAGCAGGTCATATCATGACAGAAACTGGTCTTACCAATGTATATTTACATCAATTTCTAATGGATCATCGTGGATATGGTGTAGGCAATATATCAATTGATCATCTCAATCAAAATAAGCTAGATAATCGCATGGAAAATCTGAGAATCGCAAGTCAATCCGAACAGAATGAAAATAGAGGAAAAGTATCAAGAAAACATAATGCCAGAGCATTACCTCATGGAATGATACAAACGGATTTACCAAAATTTGTTATTTATTATAAAGAAAAACATGGAGAAGGCATGCGTGAATTCTTTACTGTTGAAAAGCATCCTATACAGAATTTGAAAGAAAAGGGTATAGAAGATAGTAGAACAAACCAACTTACAAATAAACGATGGGCATCATCCAAGTCAAAATCGATAGATATTCTGGATAAATTGCAACAAGCAAGAGATTATGTTATATTTCTGAATAGATTGATGGACACATTATAAATATATTTATTTATGCGAACTCATAACTAATTAGTAAATAATTATTTAATCCAGTTAATGTCATTAAATTAATTGGATTAAATTTAAAGTCTTTCTGTCCATAAATAGTCTGAAACACCCTATCTCTTAAAATCTTTGGCACGATAACTATATATTTTTTTCATACATTGTTTATTAAATGATATATGGCTAGAATCATGAAATATATTATCGCATATTTGCTTATTATCTATAGTAATTGACATTATATAACTATTATAATAAAATTAATTTCTAGATCAAATTTTACTCCAAACGCGCCAAAATTTGACCGACCGCACATCTTATCTTCTACGGTATAGACAAGAATGTCCTGCCAGGCACCGATTCAACAAGGAACCAGAAAAGGCGAACTCTGTGGAAGAGAAACGACGGAGCAATACTGTTCCAAGCACAAACGCCAAGCGATCATTGATAAAGCGACAATCGAAAATATAAGATATTGTGACATTGCTCGTGGATGTTATACGATCTTAGCAGATCATGAAGCAAAATGTACTCATTGTCTTCATAAGACGAGAATCCAGGAACGAAAACGAGAAGATAAAAAACGACAAGATCCAAATCTTTGTTTGGATTGTGGACGAACTTTAACAGAAGAGATACGAGCAAAAGGAAAAAATGATAAACCCCTTAGGCGATGTGTTCCATGTTATGAAAAGTTACTCAAACAGGAAAGTCAGAGACCAGAACGTAATAGAAATTTTAAAGCAGAAACATTTACCAATAAACATGTTATTTGGAATCATTATGTCAAAGGTGCAAAGAAACGTGGTATTCATTTTGCCCTCTCGAAAACTCTCTTTGAATCGTTGATTGTCAAACCATGCTTCTATTGCAATGACAAGAAAGAGGGTGAAGTGAATGGAATCGATCGCGTAGATAATCAAAAGGGATATATGGAAGAGAATGTGGTTCCTTGTTGCGAAACATGTAATGTCCTAAAAGGATCTCAGCATCCACAAGAGTTTATTGATAAGATGTATGCGATTTATAACTATCAGACTGCCAACCAGCCGATTTTGGATGCATTCGTAGAAAAATGGTCGACAACCTATCGATCCAAAACAACACCACGCTATAACACATATGCAAAGGGGGCAAATACACGAAATATTTCATTTGAAATATCTGAAATCGAATTTTCAGAAATGATCAAGCAATCATGTTATCTATGTGGATTATCTGATAAGAATGGAATCGATCGTTTTGATAATTCAAAGGGATATCTACTAGAGAACTGTCGCCCATGTTGTGGACATTGTAATCTAATGAAAAAGGATCAAACGTATGAATCCATTATTAGAAATGCAGAGCAGATCCATACAAAATATGAGGAATTAACAAGATGGATCTCTACTAAAGAAGTTGGCATTCGAGCCTCTAAAATAGAATCCAGAATCAAAGTGGAGAATCCAGAAACACAATCCAGTATTCCCATAGAGTACAAACCATTGAATGAAGTCATTCTTCCACAAGAACAAACTCCAAATGAAATTCGACAATTGTTAGAGGAAAAAGAGGAAGCCGTTCCTATTCCCAAACAATGGAAAACCAAACAGATCTACGAGTTCATTCAGGAAAATAAAGAGAACGAATACAAAACCTATTGCGAACAAAACAATACCATTCAGCCGACATGGAATGAAATATGGATTACCTTTGTCTTATCGGTCAAAGGGAAGTCCTATCAGGATTCAGAACGAATCATTCGATCATTTGTCGAAAATCTGAGACGGATTCGTCATCATGCACTATGTGCGAAAGATACCGTGGAACGAGAGGATCGAGAACAATGGCCAGCCATAACAGTAGCAAAAGCATTTCTGGAGGGAAAGCTAGATAAATTCAAGGCGTATACGGAAACACGTGCAGGAGAGAAATCAGAAGATCCAACATGGATCAAGAGATGGTCCACCTTTGTAGAATCTCTGGAGCAGAACCGCGATGATACACGTGCACTAAAAAGCACATGTAGAAAATTTATGGCTGCACAACGGATCAAGAAATATCGTGCATCAAAAATAATACATCATTAGTAGAATATTTTACATCGTTCCTGTTTTATTCTATTGCGACTGTACTGTTTGCATATGATGAAAGAGTAAAAGAATAATTATAAATGGGATCAAACATATGCTACATAAAGTCGAATGAACATTCTAGTATTAGAATGTCGTTCCTTCGTACCATTTCACGCCTTCGTACTTTTTCATTTCCATCACGTAGACAAATGTCGTACAACTGCTCTGAAGATAATAATATACTTAGTACAACCTTTAAGGTTAATTTTTGTATACTACTAAGTACTTCTATCATATGTAATCGTATAACACAGATAGCACATGTATTACATGAGGATAAAAAAGAGTTGGAAGAACAATTGAATAAAACAATAAAAGAACAGTTTCGTAAATGAATGCAATAAATTTGAAATATATGTCTCATGACATAATACATATCAACAATGGAAATACGTGGCGGTGATTATCATAAACCGCAAGATAAGGAAGATTGTGTGATTTGTTTGGATGATATAGATACAGAATGGAGAGAGTTAGAGTGTCGTCATCGTTATCATAAAAAATGTATAGATAATTGGATCACAGTTCGTGCGAAATGTCCTATGTGTATGACAAACATAAAGGACATTACAATAGAAAATGAAAATAATAATAAT